CCACTAAAGCCGCAGTTGTGCTGAAGGCTTCAGGAAATCGTTTGCGCATTGTTCTGTCCAACGCACCATAATATTCATCAGACCCAACCGGAACACCATTGTCTTTAAGTTCTTCGTGTAAACCCAAAGCGTATGCTGTCATCCCCCGATTGGAACCAAACCAACTGTTTCGCTCTTGCCACGAATCAGCTTTTGGATCGGCCCTACGAGTTTGTTGAGGCTCTTGTGTGCTTTGTACATCAAAATTTTCTTCTTGTAAAGAAGGCATTTTGAAATTTCTTGCCTGCATTAGCCGAATGTTGGCATTTTGCATCGCCTCTTGGGCTTCAACTAACCCGTCAGAGTCTCCTGCGTCATAGGCTTCCTTGTATGACTTCTTGGCCATGTCAAGTTGCATTTGTGCGGAATGCTGTACTGTAGAGACGTATTCCTTTTCACCAGTGGTCAGAATTTCACGGATACGCTTATTCTCATTCAGTAGCTTCTGGGCTACAGTCAAGGTTTCTTGTTGCTCACGCAAGGCCGCTTCTTTTTCACGGCGCTCATCGTGCCAAACCTTGCGCATTTGCTTGAGTTTTTCCTTGACGTTATCGTCGTATTGGTCAAGCTCATCCCTTTCCAACTCCTCAACAAGAGGTTTTGGCAGCGGTTGACGACCACGATCTTCTGTCGGGGTATCGTCTTCAATCTCAATTTCAATCTCAGGAGCCGAGTTTTGTGAGGGTTTACCCTTACTTTCTACCTCGTCCGGAAATTTGTACTCTGTGTTGTCGTCTAAAGGCATCTTGTACTCCTTTTATTTACGCTTAATACCACGTGGGTCGTCTACAACGCCCTCAACGGTATCGTCATTGATGATGCGGAACTCACGGCCATGTATGACCAAACGAGAGCCGGAATAAGGCGCAACAAGTATGAAATCGCCTTGCTTGCACCACGGGCCACTTGGGTAACGTGTGGAGTCTTTGTAGCAGTCTGGCCCCATATCCACAACAAATAAGACCGTTGTGAGAGTCTCTTCGTTGCGCATGGTTTCGTCTGCTTTAATCAGCCCAACCTCGCTGTTCTCAAATTCTGATTCTGCCTCTGGGATGGCGCACAGAATTCGATAGCCCGATGGGCGGGGCAGTTGTTTGCCTTTTTCCTCTGCGGTGGCAGTGAAGTTGTAGGCCCCCACAACTTGGGGATTGTTAGCGTCTGTAGCCAACAAAATAGAACTAGTCATCCAAAGTCTCCAATCTATCTGTTAGGTCTTTAATTACGGCGCATGCAGCTTCAAGACCACGTAACTGGCCACACACGTATTTGTATTCCTCAAAGTTTGCACAGTTCCCACGAGCGACGGCTTCTGTCAGCATCGCTGTGCGTTCGTTGTATTCCTTCAAGAGATACTCAAGAGTTTTGTCCATCATTGACCTTTCGTCGGTTTGTTTTGTTGCCTCATCTGCATGCGCTCTTGCATAAGCCGCAGTTGTTCTTCATGACTCTTGTTGGAGAGTTGTTTCATGATGTCTACGCCTCTGTCCATCATGCGGCCTTCCTTATCAGCAGTCATCTGCACAGCCGTCTTTATGGCGTCCATCTTGATGCGCTTGTCATCCGTATCGGTTTGTGCCCGAATGCGGTCGCGCTCAATCTGTTGCTGAGACGCCTTGAGTGCTGCATCCGCTTGATCTTTAGCAACCTTGCGCTGGTTCTCTTGCGCTTTAAGCTGAAGCTCTTGCTGTTGCATCTGCACCAGCGGGTCTTGCGCTTGTTGCTGTGCTTTCTGTCCTTGAACTTCTTGAGAATTCTTCTGCAACAACTGCTGCGCTGCTTGCGCCAGCATAGGAGACAGCCGCGCTTCGACTTCCGGATCCATGTAGTTGTCGTCGCCTTCCTCGGTCTTCTCGGCTGGCAGGGGCATACCCAACTGCTGCTCAATCTGACGGCGATACTCAAAGCCTAAGTGCTCGTTGACGTGGGCCATCATGGCTTGCTGCATCATCTGAGCCTGCGGGTTGCCTTGCAATAACTGCTGAATCTTGGGGTCATGCATAGCAGCCATGTGCACAGTAATATGCGCCTGATGCTCTTGATGTAAGAACGCCTTGACTGGTTTCATCATCAGGACATTCTGATTCTCAGTCACAGGATCACGTGGCTTCTGGTCATCGTCCATCGGAACGAGCTTGTCAGCATCCTTGATACCCATAACCTCTAGCATCTGACGGTTCAACAGTGGCATGTTAAAAATCTGTGGAGACTGCTGTGCCATCTGGAACACGGCTTGCATCTGCACAATCTTCTGCGCCATAGTCGCAGCGTTCGGATCACTGACAGGGATGACATCCACGCTGTCGTAGTCAGACTTCTTAGCCTTGCGGGGGCCTTCTTCTGGCTCGTACTCGTAGTCAGGCGGTGTGTAGTCGGCAATGATCTCTTTTAACAGACCCAACTCTTGCTTCATCGAATAGTGGATGCGGGCTTGAATAGCCGACATGTTCTTCAATGTGCGCTCAAGAATAGCCAGCGTAGTGCCCACAGGCGCTTGCGCACTCATGTCACTCATGCTCAGGTCAGCCGTGTTAGCAAATCTGCGACCTTCTTCAATGATCTGGCCCAGCAACGCCATCAAGGTCTGACTCGGTTCTTTGTATGGAAGCGGCAATAAGTTATCCCGCAGTGTCCCAGACGGAACATCAACATCTCGCCACTCGCCGGGGGCGATAGGAGTGTCGTCACCTCTGACGCGCATGCCACGAGCTTTAAAGCCACCGGGCAAGTTAGACAGCGTACCCGCATCAACCAACTGACGAATGATGGATGTGCCTGACTTAGCAAACGCACCGATCAAGTGGATCAGACCGAACGCATAGAAGCCAAAGCCGGGGATGTAAAAATAGTGGACAAAGTGTTGACGTGGTTGGTGCGTCTCATCATCCGGCTCCCAGTTGCGGCGGATAGCCAAAACTTCACTGGAGCCTTTCTCAATAGTCACAACGTATGGCAGCGCGATGCCCGTCTCTTTACCTTTTTCTTTGTGCTTAAACCCTTTGAGGTCTAGGTGCACGTGCATCTCAAGAATTTTGTAGCGGTCGTCCGTTGTCGCACGAAAGCCCATCTTCTCAGCAATCTTCTTCTCGATCTCGTCGAGAACATTCTCTGGATCACCAAGCTCCACGTCACGGTAAAAGCCACCGTGCTGTAGGCGACGAAGCTCGTTCTCGGTCTTGCGCATCACGTGGGTTACACGCTCTGCGGACGCCAAATCACTTGCGCCGTATGTCACAACCATATCTTCAGCAGGAACAAACAGCGACACCTGACGCTCTAAGTTAGGGTCGTAGTACACCTTCTTGAACGCATTGCCAGACAGACCCAGACCCCACAGCATGCGCTCATGCTCCGGCCTGTATTCTTTCATCACGTCCGTCAACTGGTAGTTCATGTCCTCTTGAACACGCACGGCTGATTCTTTTTTGGCGGCAGTCTCACGGCCAATAATTTTTGTCTTGACAGGGCCAGCGGCAGGAAACGTTGCCATCATTGTTTCTGACTGAAACTTCACCAGCGCTTCAGACAGCAGCGGGTGGTACACACCACATGCGCCTTCCCATGGCTCAGTGCGTTCTTCAATCTTCATACCTAGCAACTCAAGACCGTCAACGTAAGTCTGCATCCAGTCTTTACGTGAGGACACGTCATCTTCGTAGTCACCAATCAATTCTTCAGCAAGACTTTGCAGAGTCTGTGCGTCAATTTCTTCCGCCAAGTTAACGCTAAAATCATCGCCTTCATCGGCACTGGGATCAATCTCAATCTCCAACCCGTCCATGCCAATCGTTACTGACTCAGGGTCTTCAATCTCGATCTCGATCTGCGGGCCTTCATCGGCAGTAGCCAATAGCTCCTCAATACCTTGCGGGGCTGCATACAGTGACTTATCAATTGCCATGATCTATTCCTTTTATATCTTCACAAAGTTCGTCAAACGTTAGGCTTCGGTCTTTTTCTAAAAACTCAACGCTGAATAAATATCTGGGTCTTGTGGTGTTAAGCACCATGTGCGGTACTTGCGTATTGAACGCATAGTACGTATCCGGCTCGTACTTCAACTCTTGTGTCTTAAACACAACCCCCGGTTCCCCATCCAGAAACAAGCAGCGACTGTTCCCGTCATCTGACAACAGCATATTAAGCCCGACCTTACGATCCGTGTCTACATGCCAGTTGTAGCAGGTGTTTGGCTCCATCCTCAACACGCCAGCATGGAACGTACGTTTACCTGCCAAACCCACAAGGAAAGAGTCTAGCTGCAATATCTCGCGGGGTACTTGGACGGCCATGAAGTTGTAGTACTGCGCCCACTTAGGACTGTTCATAGCGAAGACGTACAAATTCCTAGCGATTGACGCCTTAACTGGTACGGGCATGTATGCGGTATTCATCAGTAGTACGGCTCCTTCCTGCGAAAAGACTTGGGTTCATCTTGCTCATCGGAGTCTAATTGAATAAAGCCTCCACGCCTATAACGCAGTAGCGCCTGACTCATCGAGTCCACCATGTCGTCATGCTCACCTGACGGGAACGACGCGACTTCCTCAACTAACTCTTCTGCCCAACGAGTTTCTGGAACCCACACCCGGCCACTTGCAAACAGGTCAGCTACCGCATTTAGACGGGCTATCTTGTCGTTACCTTTGCTTGGTGTGAACTCTTGGACAGGGATCCCCATCGCCCGAAGCTCAAAAATAAGGGGACTTCCTGCCGCTTTTGCCTCAACAATGCAGGAATCTGGGCTCCATTCCTTAAATTCTTGGTACGCCCGTGCTTTTAGCTCTGGAAACTCCATGCGTTTCTTAAATGCGTTGAGCAGGATGATGTTTGACTGCGCCACACCGTTGTCGTCGTCCTTATAGAACACGCCCCACGTTGTACACGCGGAATAATCGGCCCGTTCTGTCTTCAAAAACGCCGTATCCCACGACTGAATGATAAATTCACAACTTGGCGGGGTGTCATCCTCCCAAATCTTCCACCATTCACGCTTAATAATTGCAGAAACGTCCGATGTGGGGGCCTGCATGTACTGCGCCTGCCACTTTGCCACCGGAAGTTCGTTTCTCAGGGCATCTAGTTCCTTATATGACCAGAATCCCGGCCATAGGGGTTTACCCGAGGGCAAAATTGCAGGAAACTCTATCACCCGCCAGTCTTCGCCCTCTCGGGAGGCGGCTGCTTTTAGTACTTGACCTGTTAAATCCCGTTTTGACCAGCGTGTCATCACAATCACGATGGCTCCACCCGGCTGGAGACGCTGACGAGGGCCAGATGTGTACCACTCGTACGTCTTATCGTAGATTTCTGGGTTGGTCTGGGCCATTGCGGCCTCTTGCTCGGAGTGTGGGTCGTCAATAATCAGGATGTCGGCACCTTTACCAGTCACCGCACCGCCAATACCGATAGCGAAGTACTCACCAGAGTAATTAGTAGCCCAGCGGCCAGCAGCTTTAGAGTCCGGTTGGAGGCTGACGTTGGGAAATATGTCTTTGTAGCGGTCAGAATCAACAAGGTTACGCACTTTTCTACCAAACCCCACCGCCAACTCGGCTGTGTGGGAGGTCTGAATGATCTTTTTGCCGGGGTACATCCCCAAGAACCAAGCTGGTAGCAGGTAAGAGGCGAACTCCGACTTAGTGTGGCGAGGCGGCATGTTGATAATTAGCCGTTTGATCTTCCCCTCGGCCACGTCTTGGAAGGCCTCGGCCATCTTCTCGTGGTGCCAGCCGTGGATAAAGTTAGGCCAAGCGTATTTTACAAAAGCCATGAAGTCACTTGCCACAACCTCTTTGGTCTTGGCACGCCTAGCTTCGGCAATTAGTGCGCCAACCTTCTGCTGCACCGCAGGTGGCAGGCTTGGTAGAGCTTTCTCCGCAGCCTCAAGTAGCTCGGGACTCATGGCTCTCCTCGGTGGGTGGTGGCTGGATTGGCCCAAACTCTTCGTCAAGGTCTATCTCAGAGACTGCCTTAGTAACTTCTTTTGGTGTTACGTCAATAACTTCGCCAGTGAAAAGCTCAAGCGTTTTCTTAAGGTCAGTCTCGATGTCGCTGATCGTACGATGGGTTATCGTGATATCTAGCCGCTCACTGAACAGGCCCACGTTAGAGACTTTGCCCAGCAACTCCAATGACTTGAGCCGCACTTTGGGGTCTGGGTCTGCCGTCTCAACAATCAGTTTGTTGGTCACATAGTTGCGCAGGCGGCGTCCAACATCTAGGACTTCCTGATCCCACTCGTTCAACATAGACTCCAGATGAACAATAGCGCCGGGTGTGGCTGCTCTTGGTGCTGGCGTTTTAGATGCTGCAAATGCAGTGTGCGATTCCTTGCGGTCGGAATCTGTGACGTCAACCTGTAGGCCACTCTTTACCAGTTCCGCAATGGTCTGGAACATGGCGTGCGCCTTCTCCCGGAAGCCTTCGACTTCTTCCGGCTTGGTATCAAACGGGAGTGGGATCCCTAACTCTGGCGTAACAACGATGGGCATGGTGCGCTTGTAGCTCCTTGCGGTTTGCGCAAATGTAGCATAAAAACGCAGAGTAAAGCAAACCTACGAAAAAAATAT